TGGAGAAAAAATATGGCAGATACAAGAATCAGTAAAATTCAAATTAGACGAGGTGACATTGCAGACCTCCCAATTTTAGCCCCTGGCGAGTTTGGTTATGCAACAGATACACAACGACTATTTTTAGGAAATGAAGAATACACAGTTGGAACAGGAAATGCGGCACAGACAGTATTTCAAGTACCTACAGGTGTTGACTATCCTTTAACAAGCAGTAATATTACAAATCCTGCTTTGTATTTGGATAATACACTGATTAATGCGGCATCTTATACAGTTGCAGGCACTACTATTACCTTTAGCTCTCCACCAGCCGCTGGCACAATTACGATGAAGTTCAATAGCGAACTTGCCACTGTTAACGATACAGTGCGTCCAGGAAACCTACAGTTAGCTGCTAGCGCAAGTGCTGGTACTGCAACTGGGTTTGGTTTTGATACATCAATTTACGACACAGCCTTTATCGACTACAGTATTAAACTGTCAGGCGGCACAGGTTATCGCATTGGTCAACTAAGATTATTGATTGACAGCAGTGCAGGAACAGTGTATATTGATGATAAATACAACACGTTAACAGCAAACGTAGACGTAGTGTTTGCTGGAAACATCAATGGTAGTGATTTCTCACTAACATACACCAATAACGAGACCTCAACAGCAACCCTTTATTATACGTTCAAATTGTGGAAAATGTAAATCAGCTTAGAACCATGTGGTTTGAATCTCCTCAGAAGCGGCTAGCCTCTTGGAGAGACTTTAGAAAAGGACTGGACGTTAACGACTTATTAAACACATGTCGTGATGTTTGTGAGTGGTGGAGATATGCTCCACTGAGTAATATTAGTTTGGATCCTTACGAAATTCAGACTTGGCCAAGCGTGTGGGAAATGCTACACCGCGGCAACTATTGTAAATTTAGTACTGCAATTGGCATGGCATACACACTTTTTTATATAGACGAAAATATAGAAAATCGTATAATAAGAGTGTATGATCAAGCAAATTCAGATATATATATGACAGCATTGATTGATGGCCGTTGGTTACTAAACTACAACCTTACTGAGGTTGCTGAATGGTCGTCTGTAAAAGATACTCTTGAAGTGCAAGAAAGTTTTTTATGTACAGACGTAGTTGAAGTAACAAAACACAATCTATCAGCATAAGATAAGAGGAAAGCGAAATATGAGCGACATACAAGTAATTAAAAGAGACGGCGATCGAGAAGATTTAGATATAGACAAACTACACAAAGTAGTGTTCCATGCATGTGAAGGCATTAGCGGCGTAAGTCCAAGCCAAGTAGAAATTAAAAGTCACATACAATTTTATAATGGTATCACTAGTGAAGATATTCAAGAAACTTTGATAAAAAGTGCCGCTGATTTAATTAGTGAAGAAACGCCAAACTATCAATGGGTAGCAGGTAGACTTATAAATTACCACTTGCGTAAAATGGTATACAATAATTATGAACCTTGGCACATCAGTCGCTTGATTCAAGTAAACACTGAGCGTGGCTTTTATGATCCAGAATTAGGATCAAGCTATACTGAAGCTGAGTGGGATCAATTAAACAACTATATTAAGCACGAACGTGACAACAGCATTGCGTATGTTGGCATGGAACAGTTTCGTGGAAAGTATTTGGTACAAAATCGTGCCAGTGGTGAGATATTTGAAACACCACAAATGGCATACATGTTGATTGCCGCTACATTGTTTAGCGACTATCCGCACGAAACACGTATGCGTTGGGTTAAAGATTATTATGATGCTGTGAGTACATTTGAGATTAGTTTGCCCACACCAGTAATGGCGGGTGTACGTACACCACAAAGGCAATTTAGTAGTTGTGTGCTTATTGAAACTGGCGACAGTTTAGATAGTATTAATGCAACGTCAAGTGCAGTTGTAAAGTATGTAAGTCAAAAAGCAGGCATTGGTATTGGTGCAGGTAGCATTAGAGCTATCGGTAGCCCTATACGCAAAGGAGACGCAACACACACGGGCGTTATACCTTTCTACAAAATGTTCCAAGCGGCTGTAAAATCATGTAGCCAAGGTGGTGTTCGTGGTGGAGCGGCAACATTATATTATCCAATCTGGCACTTGGAAGTGGAAGATATGTTGGTGCTTAAAAACAACAAAGGCACTGAAGACAATCGTGTACGTCATTTAGACTATGGTGTACAATTTAATAAACTTATGTATGAGCGTTTGCTTACTGGCGGAGACATTACATTGTTCAGCCCAAGCGATGTTCCTGGTTTATACGAAGCATTTTTCCAAGATCAAGACGAATTTAAACGTTTATACGAAACAGCAGAGCGCAATACACGATTACGTAAAAAGAGTATAAAAGCAATTGAATTGTTTAGTCAGTTTATTGAAGAGCGCAAGAACACTGGTCGTGTATACTTAATGAATGTTGACCATGCAAATGATCATGGTGCATTTGATAAAATGGTTGCACCAATACACCAGAGTAATTTGTGTAGTGAAATTGATCTACCCACTAAGCCACTTAACCATCAATTTGATGAAGAAGGTGAAATTAGTCTTTGTACACTGAGTGCTGTAAATTGGGGTATAATGCGTGGCGTTGACGACTTTAAGAGTGCGTGTGAACTGGCAGTACGAGGACTTGATGCACTATTAGATTATCAAAAGTATCCAGTATTAGCCGCAGAACTAAGCACAATGAAGCGCCGACCAATTGGCATTGGGATTATTAACTTTGCATATTGGCTTGCTAAAAATGATACAACGTATCAGAATCCTAACCTAGAACTTGTGGATGAGTGGGCAGAAGCATGGAGTTACTACCTAATTAAAGCAAGTGCAGATTTAGCGGCAGAACGTGGAGCATGCCCAGGCACACCAGAAACATTGTATGGCAAAGGTATTACACCAAACATGACATACAAAACTGATGTGGATGAACTTGTTCCGCATCAAGAACGCATGGACTGGAAAAGCCTGCGTGAACAACTTAAACAAACAGGTATCCGTAATTCAACACTAATGGCACTGATGCCGGCAGAGACATCAGCGCAAATTTCAAACAGTACAAACGGTATTGAACCGCCACGTAGTTTTGTAAGTGTTAAACAAAGTAAGCATGGCGTATTAAAACAAGTTGTGCCGGGTATCCACAAACTAAAAAGCAAATATGACCTACTGTGGGATCAAAAGTCTCCAGAAGGTTACTTAAAAATTATGGCAGTGTTACAAAAGTATATCGATCAAGGTATCAGTGTTAACACTACTTACAACCCAACATTCTTTGAAGATGAAAAGATCCCAATGAGTGTTATGCTACAGCACCTTATTATGTTCTACAAATATGGTGGCAAGCAATTATACTACTTTAATACATTCGATGGCCAAGGCGAGCTTGACATCAACGCAGAAGACAATGAACTAGCGCCGGGTCAAATGGATGATGACGACTGTGACGCATGTGTAATATAAGGAAGAGTGAACAATGAGTGTTTTTAACAGCAAAAAAGAAGGCAACCACACGGAAGCATTAGCCTTTCTGGATCCAGAAGGTGGAGTAGCAGTACAGCGTTATGATACGCTAAAGTATCGCAAGTTTGATCAGTTAACTGACAAACAGTTGGGATTCTTTTGGCGTCCTGAAGAAGTTGATGTGTATAAAGATGGAAAAGACTTCAAAGACTTAAATGAGCATGAACGTCACATCTTTACATCAAACCTAAAGCGTCAGATCCTATTGGATAGTGTACAGGGTCGTGCGCCTGCTGAAGCATTTGGTAGCCTTGTAAGTATTCCTGAATTGGAAAACTGGGTAATCACATGGACATTTAGTGAAACAATTCACTCACGCAGTTATACACACATTATTCGTAACATCTATAATGATCCAACTAAAATCTTTGATGAGCTTATGGACATTCCAGAGATTGTGGATTGTGCTGATGACATTTCAAAGTATTATGATGACATGATTGAACAAGCTGGTTACTATAATTTACTAGGAGTAGGCAAACACACAGTTAATGGAAAAGAACGAGTTGTTAGCAACTACGAACTCAAGAAAGCATTGTATAAAACTATTATGAGTGTAAACATTCTGGAGGGCGTTCGCTTTTATGTATCGTTTGCATGTAGTTGGGCGTTTGCTGAACTTAAAAAGATGGAAGGCAATGCTAAGATTATTAAACTAATCTGTCGTGACGAAAACTTGCACTTGGCAAGTACACAATATTTGTTGAAAATCTTACCAAAAGATGATCCAGACTATATTAAAATTGCCAAAGAGTGTGAAGCTGAAATGGTACAAATGTTTGTTGATGCTGTTGACCAAGAAAAAGCATGGGCAAAGTATCTGTTTAAAGATGGTAGTATGATTGGTCTTAACGAGCAACTGCTGAGTGAGTTTGTGGAATGGATTGCAAACAAACGTATGACAGCGGTTGGATTGCCAAGCCCATACAAAACTCCACAAGCAAGTCCACTACCATGGACACAAAAATGGATCAGTGGAGCAGACGTACAAGTAGCACCACAAGAAACAGAAATTAGTAGTTATGTAATTGGTGGAGTTAACAAGGACGTTAGCGAAGATACCTTTAAAGGGATGAGCTTATGAGCGAAATTACCGTATACAGTAAGCCAAATTGTCCTTACTGTGTCAAGGCAAAAAGATTACTTACTCAGATGAAATTACCTTTCACTGAGTGGGTAGTTGGTGTAGATGCAACACGTGAGCAACTTTTAGAAGCTGCTCCAAATGCAAGGACCGTACCTCAAATTATAATTGATGGTAAGGTAATAGGTGGTTATGATCAATTGACAACATACATTGAGACCACAGGATTTAACGGAACAGGATATACTTTATGATTATTGATATTAATAAAAAGGGCGATGTTATTGCCCTTAAACTTACCAGTGGAGAAGAGATTATTGGTGTGTGGCAAGAACACAACAACGGTCAAATCCGTATGCGTAAACCACTTGCAATGGTGATGACAGAAAAAGGACCAGCAATGGCTCCATATTTTGCAACAGCAGATGTTATGACTGA